TTTTTTTGTAAGCATTTATTCCAAAAATTTTATGTCTTCTGTTATTTTCAAAATTAGTCATCATAATTTCTGCTGCTAAATCTTCATATATTAGAGAACCAGATGTATTATTTCCTACTCCGTTATAAGCTAAATTATAATCAGAAGTGTGAGATGTATTTCCTTCTGTACTATTTGTTCTATATTCATTAGAAAAATATCCACTACTATTTCTAATTTTCATAAAAAGAGAAACATTGTCATTAGCAGGTTGTAATTTAGTTATTAACACTTTGTAATATTTATAGTCTGCAAATCCGCCTGTTGGTTCAAAAACTACTTCACTGTCATTATTAACTGTAGCACTAGATATTTTTACCAAACTTCCACCTACACCACTTGCTAACTTAGCACCTGTTACTGCACCATCAGCAATCTTAGCTGTAGTAACTGTAGTATCAGCAATCTTAGCTGTAGTAACTGTAGCATCGCTTGGTGTAATTGTTCCTGTTATTTTACTAGAAGCAACATCTGCAATCTTAGCATCTGCAAATTGTCCTGTAGTAATCTTAGCAGCATCAAGATTAGGAATCTCTGCTGCATCTAAATCTATTGCGTTATTATTTATTTTAATTATTGCCATAATATTTATCTTGCGTTAGCTGGTACATTATTAGAACCTACGATAGGGGATTCTGCAAATGCCATGTAGATGTATGTTCCACTATTAATACCATCATCAGCACTTCTACATTTAAAACCATTGCTTAAAAAATCTATTCCTACAGAATTATCTACACTTTCTGCACCACTTGTATTTGCAAACAAAAGGTCGTTTGTAGTATTAAATACACTTCTTTTATTATCATACATCATCCAAGCCTGTGTCCCACTACTTCTTTTAATCATAACCCAAGATGGCTTAAATCCAGTATATATAAATGTACCATCAGCATTACCATTACCAGTATAAGAACCAAACTTGCTGTAACCAGTTTTCTCTGCGAAACAGTAAGCTATATAATCTTGACCTGAACCATTCCATAAACCACTATCCGAAGAACCATTACCACCACCTATTACAGAAGTAGTAAATGTACTATACTTTAATCCACCACCACCAAAACCTGAAATATTAGCTTGTGCATTAGTATTAAATTCTAAAACATTATCTGCTGTTAAATTTTTATGTACTATCCACCAAGCACCTACATAACTTAATGGTCGCATTATAACCATAGCAGGTTTTACACCCAAACCATGTCCAATAGTATCTGATGCACTCCCTGTTCCTGTATATTTTACAATACTAAATCCTGATGTTGTATTTGCACTTACAGTTGAAGTTATATTGTTTCCATCTGTATTAGATGAAGCTGTACCACCAGCTAACCAGTTCCATGATGCGTATGTTTGACCACTTTGATTCCAACCTGCGTCTGCATCTCCTAAGGTAAAACCATCAGCATCAAAAGAAGTAAATCTTGTGCCTGACGGACTTTCAGCATTAGTTTGATTTGACATTAAATAAAAACCAGCACCTGAGACACTATTCATAAGTCTGTGATTATCAGCAACACTTCTAGGCTTTAACCAAACTAAATCAGGTTGAAATCCTACAGAAACAGCATGACTAGCACTTGTTCCACTATAAATAGTAGGTGTAAATTGTGTATTCGGTTTATTAATCGTGGTATATGCCATTATAAGTTTAATCCTTTTGTTGATAGAGCAGTATAGCCTGTTGGTACATCGTATTCAAATATTCCATTTCCACTTGCATTAGTTCCTGCACTAGCTACTGCTGTTGTTGCAAAGAATCCGTTGCCGAAGTTAAATTCTATTCTATAACTAAAACTACTATTTTGGTCACCAAAACCAATAAAGTAATCTAAACCAGTTGTACTTGATGGTGTAAAAGCACCAGTTTTAGAAGCACCTGAAGTTGGGTCACCACTATTTAACCATGTTCCATTTTTACCATAATAAATTGCATTGTTGCCACCATCAAAAGCAATCATAACAATATCATTGACTGAAAAAGAACCAAGATTAGTTCCTGTACTAGAACCATTGGCATAAACAAGTCCACTATCTGTAATAACTGAACCATTTGCTTTAGCAGTCATTTCATTACTTGTTGCAGTTGAAGAAGTATTTACAATTCCTACACCACTATTACCACCACCTGTTCCAGTCCATTTTCCTTCAATATAATATTTTCCTGAACCCATTTTTAAAGTAGATGTGCAATATGTATAAGCAGATTGTGTAGTAATAACTTCTGTATTACCATGCTCAAAAGTTGCACCAGCATAATAATTATCTAAAGGATTCATTGTAGCAAAAACATTAGAAGGAGAGTCTTCAGTATTCGTTAATGTACCACCACCAACTGTAAGGTTATTACCATTACCTGATTGGTCTGTAACTGAATTACCATCTTTTAAAATAAAGAAACCATTAGTTCCATAAGTAACTGATGGAGAAGTTTTAATTTTCCATTGTCCTGTTGTAGAATCTACTTCACCAAATGTAGACGGACCATAAATTGTACCATCAATACAATGAACATGGGACATATATCCATTAAAAAAATCAGTATTTGCTCCTGTAACAGCTTTACCACCAACACTCGTAACACTATCAGCATTATTAAATTGCGTTCCTAAATTTTGTGAAGGATAACTAGCTGTAGCAAAAGAAGTAATTTGTTCTCCATTAACATACATTTTAACTCTATCTGAAGCTGTAGCTTGAGTAGTGTCCATGTTAAATACTAAATGATACCAAGCTGAAGTATCTCGGAAAACAGCATTGGTTTCAACATTAGCAAGTATGCTTAAAGACTTGATGATAAACCTTAAAGCTGAACCTGCAAATTCAAAGAAAATTATATAGTTGCTACTTCCTGGGTCTCCATTAGCCATAATAAGTTGACCTGTACTACTATCGCTTCTTTTTACCCAACCACTCCAAGTTAATATTTTATTATTTCCTGTAGAAGTGTTTGTTCTTGTTAAAATTGTACTAGCCATTAGTTAAATTGTATTCCGCCTGTTGCACCATAAGTAGATGTTAAAGAAAAACTTCTATCTGATGTTTGCCCTTCGGCATCTGTTAATCTTAATGTAAAATTATATGTAGTTGCAGTAGTAGCACTACCACCAAAGTCAGTAGTAGTTATAACACCTGTTGAACTATTTAAAGAACAATTTGCTAAAGCTGCATTAGTTAATACATTAGTTGTTTCACTATAAGCAACTGTACTATCTGAAGTACCAACAACTGTTGCAACTGTACCAGAAAAATTTCCATCAATAGTACCTAGTGTACCTGCAGTTGTTGTCCAGGTTGGAGCATCTGAAACTGTTAAAATATTTGTAGATGATAATACAGAGTTTCCATCTGGATTTTCAATTCTAATTTTATATTGAGCATCTACTGTTAAAGTTACTGTAACTGTTAATGATGTAGAATTATTAAATACAACTGTACTAGCATCATACCAAATACCAGTTGAAGGATTTAAAAATTCTACTTGAGGTACTGATACAAAACCAGCTCCTGTAATTGTAATTGTAGAGGATGTATTATCTATAGTAGTTGGAGAAATAGAACTTAGAGTTGGACCTAAAGAAATAGAACCACCTAAAGATACTGATACTCCATTAATAGTAACAGCAGAGTTAGCTAGGTCTGTATTAGCAACTGTAGCATTAACTATCTTAGGACTCGTTACTGAATCATTAGATAATTTATTTGTAGATATAATACCATCTACTAAATCATCAGATGTTAAAGCTGTATCTGCAGGTGCTTTACCGACATATGCCATATTAAATTTTCCTTAAATTATGCTGAGATAGTATCTACAACACTAGTAATTATATCAACAGAAGTTGCTGCAGAAGCATAAGCCTCTACTGAATCACCAGTCTGTAATACAACTTTAGAGCCACCATCAATTAATTCTAAAGAACCACCAGAAGGGATAGGTGCATCTTTAATAATGTGATAAGTGTCACTTCCATTTTTAACATAAACAGTTACATTCACAGAAGTACCAGAAGTGTTTGCACATCTAATACCTATGATTGCATCATCTGAATCTGCTGCTGTTCTTAAAACAGTAGGTGAACCTGATGAATTTGAAATGTCTTGTTGTAAATATCTTTCGAAATCTTGTGCCATAGAATTATCCTAATTATACTATTTTATTGTTAATTTGTCAACTACTAATTATAAAGCAATTGCCATAGCAACAGCAAATCCATTAGTAGCTTTCGCATCTATTTGAGTTTGTATTGCTGAAGTTACACCATTAATGTAACCAAATTCAGTATTATCTACTGAACCATCTCCTACTAGATTAGCATTTAATCTATTAGATGAATCTATTGTAGCTTGTTTAGCATCTAATTGGTCTTGAGCATTAGAAGATAAGCTATTAATATATTGAAATTCTGTGTTAGATACTGAACCATCTGCTAGTTTAACTGTATCAATACCAGCAGCAAGTTTGCTACCAGCAATGTTTGCACCAGCTTTAATATTAGCATCAGCTAAATTAGTAATTGAATTACCAGTAGCATCTACATCTATAGTTTTATTAGTAAATGTATCAGTTGAACTTGCTGTAATTAAACCAGTTGTTAATGTACTTAAGTTTACATTATTACCATTACTAATAGTTAGAGTTGGTGTTGAAAAACTTAATGTTTGACTATCTGTTTCTGCAGTTAAATAACCTGAATCATTTGTCCATTGTGAAATGTTACCAGATTTATTAGTTAAGGTTTGAGTACCAGTTAATGTAGCAACAGTTGAATCAATAGTAATTTCATCTGCATTAGCTGTAATACCTGTACCACCTATAACATTTAAAGTTACATCACCTGATGTTCCTCCACCTGTCATACCAGTACCTGCTACCACTGAAGTAATATCTCCAACTGGAATAGTTGCTACTTGAGTATCTACATATGCTTTAATAGATTGTTGAGATGCAACTTTAGTAGCAGAGTTAGATGACATATTATCTTCATCTAAGAAAGCTGTACCACTAATAGTTGTATTAATTACTGGACTAGTTAAAGTTTTATTTGTAAGAGTATCTGTAGTTGCTCTTCCTACTAATGTATCAGTAGCTGTTGGTAAAGTTACTGTACCAGTATTTGATATAGAAGAAATAACTGGAGTAGTTAAAGTTTTATTTGTAAGAGTTTGTGAGCCTGTTAATGTTGCAACTGTATTATCAATTGCAAAAGTCATTGTTTGAGCAGAACCTGTAGTATCAATACCAGTTCCACCAGTAAGTGTTAATGCTTGTGAATCTAAATCAATTGATTGAGAACCACCAGTATCACCAGAAAAATCTAAATCACTTGCTGTTACTTGTGCATCAACATAAGTTTTAATTGCTTTAGCACTAGCGACTGTATCATCACTAGCTGAAACTGAAGTTAAATCTATATCTACATCTGTAATAGAAGTAGCTGAACCAATCGTTAAACCATCTAAACTAACTGTTCCATCAAAGAAAGCATCTTTAAATTGTAAAGAACTTGTACCTAAATCAATATCGTTATCTGTAATAGGAACGATTGCACCATCTAATAATTTAATTTGTTCTGTAGTAACTCCTGCTACATCAACATAAAAACCTATCTCATCATTAGATGTATCTATTTCAATTTTGTTTAATGGAGTTGAAAGACCTGCATCTCCAATAAGAGAAATGACTGGTCCTTCTGCTGAAGTACCATCATGTTTATGTCCTGTTGAATTATTAAAAGCAGATAGTAGTTGATTATATTCGTTATTAAATAATGCTGCTGTGACTGTATCACCATCATTAATTGAACTTTGTCTAGTATATCCTGCCATAATTTATCTTCTTCCTCCTGCTATGAATGAAACAAACATTCCGTTTACTGAATAAGGAGCATTTGTATCATCACTAAAAAATTTAAAGTTATTAGAAAAACCGCTTCCTGTTACTAAAACACTTTTACTTGGTAGAGTTGTTGCTCCAAATGTTGCCGTACCAAATATTGCTGAACCAAATAAAGAAGCTGAACTTAAGTTACCTACTGCAAAGTTTCCTGGTTGAGGAACTTCACCACTTTCAAAATCATATCTGATTCTTAAAAGTAAATCGTTTTGTGTTCCTTCAGGTTCAATATTAGTTTTAACTTTGTATAAACTTTTTCTTAAACCATTATCACCATAATCCATATCAGGTGTTTGAAATTCTGCTACTACATTAGCACCATCAAAACTATTACCAGTATCATGTTTATAAACATAACCTGTTTCATCAGTATGATGAAGTACTTCTGTACCATCGTTATTAACATCCGAAGTACAAAACTTAACAGGTAAACCTTTAGTTTGACTCCATTCAAATGCAGGTATACCTTCTGAATTATATTTAAATGTTCCTATAATTCCTTTTTGTCCAGAAGATGCTTGTCCTGATTGATAATAGAATAATCTGTATTGACTTCGTTCTCTAATAACCATACTTGAAATAGTATAGTTAGAAAGGTTATTAATTATTTCATTTACTAATGGTAAAATTTTTCTACTAATAGAACTTAATTCAACATCGTCAATTCTAGCTGTACCAGCAACTGTTCTTAATCCATCAGGTGCTAAGAAGATTAAATCTCCACCTATCTCTTGAATTGAGTTGCCACTTACACAACCTATATTTTTAGTAACTGACTTAATTATAGGAGTAGAATCAAGGTTTGTCAACTCATATATACTATTTTTACAAAATATAATTAAGCTGTTTCTAAATACTTTAATACCTGTTACTATATCACCTACATCAATAAACCCTGCAGAAGAATCTTCAAAGTCATAAGGTTTTAATCTACCACTATAATAGACAACACTAGGATTAGATGTTTGTCCAGATACTATAATTCTTTCAGCATATCGTTCTATTAATGAACAACCTACTGGAGCAGACCTTTCTATTTCTTCAAAATGATAAGTACCATCACTATGTATATAAAACTCACCTATTTTATTTATTCCATCTACAAAATAAAGAGTACCATTTGGACCTCCTGTAGATTCAAAGTTTACAAATTGAACATTGCTTTGATTGGTTCTAGGGATTACAGTTGCACTAGATAAATCTCCTGCTGGTATACCACCTATATAATAACTTAAACCATTTTGTGTAGTTGAAGTATTTGCATTTTTATCTAATGTTAATACAGTATTACTTGTAATAGATAACACTTTATAAAAATCAGTAAGTATTTTAATATCATCACCAACAGTAAAGTTAGTAGTAAAAGTAGTAGCTGTTCCAGTTACTGTAGGCGAACCTGCAGATATAGAAACTGTTCCTGTACCTACTGTAAATGTATCTACATTAATTGGTACATAAGAAGTACCTGTAGTACTAAAATATAAATTATCTCCTTGAGCAACAACAATACCATTAGCATAACCTTTAATACCCTGCATTGCATCAGTCACAACTCCAGAAGGAATAACTGCACTTGTAGTTCCTAATTTTTCAAAACCACTTATTCTTCTGTAACCACCTGTAGTAGATGATTCAAAATTTTGTAGGACAGTAGCAGCTCCAGGTGTTCTAAATAAAGCATGAGAACTTGAAATTAAATCCAAGCCACCTTGTACAGTAATGGAAGCTCCTTGAGTTGGCATTTTTTATCCTTTAAACGAATACTCGTCTATCATCTTCCACATAACTAGGTTGTGGAGCATTTAGTTGTTCAATCATTTTATCTAAACTTTTTTTATATTCTTCTAAAGCTAATTGAGTTTGTGCAATATTATCTTTAAATTGATAAATATAATATCTTGCTCTAGCCATCAAAACAGTTTTATATTGTTCTGGAAATAAAACTTTATCAGTATCATTAACTAATGATGCTGGTCTATTGTAAGCATAAAAATAAATTCTATAAACTTCATTAGGAACAGGAGATAAACCAAAGTGTCTATTATCTTCACTTCTAATTATTCTTTGAGGTACACCATAAGAAGAATCAGCTTTAGAACTATCTCTATTTTCAGATATAGAATAAAAATCTCTCCAAGTTTCTAACGAAACAAAAGGTAAGTTTTTAATTGTATAAGGTTCTGTTTTACCACTTACATTTTCTTCTGTTAATACAAAACTATCCCAATTTATATTTGAAAAATCTGTATCAACTTCTGATGAACCTTGTTTTAAAAGATACCATCTTTGTCCTGCAATAGTTTCAACAAAAGTATTACCATTGTAATTACCTTGTGTTGCTGATGTTGATAACCAAGACCATGTATCTTGAGCATCTACTATATCAAAGTAAGCTCTATTAACACAGTTAGATACAAACTTTTGTACTCCGATTGCAGTTGTTACACTTGTAACTTCTGGTTCATTAATTTCAACCAGTAATTCGTTTGTCATTGAAAGATAAGTTTTAGCCATATATTAACAGTTCCATGCTCTTAGTGATTTATTAATTCTTGAATTAGGGTCTCTAGCAGTTTTAGCAGAAGTTAATTTCTTTTTCATACCTTTCATTCTAGCACAAAAACTTTTTCTTCTTTTATTTCCTACTACTTTGCTAGGTGCTTTTAAATTCTTTTTCTTACCAGTTTTAGTTTTACCTTTATTGTAAGATGCTCTACCCTTTGCATTTAAACCACCTTTAGGATTTTTACCTTCTTTACGAGTCCATGCAGGTGATGACATTATACCCATATTAATTTCTATTTCTTTTTATTTTTTTTAATTATAATAGTCATCATTCCACCATGACCTTTTTTATTTCTTTGTACTTTACCACCAGCTTTGTATTTACCTTTGTTAGTAATTTTTCCACCTGGCATTGCTTTTTTCATTGGCATAATTATTTTCCTTTTATTATTTAAAGCTAGGGGATATTTCTACCCCCTACTTTAAGTTAACTATTTGTTATAGTTAAATACTGATTAATCTATTGTGTAGATTATTTTACCAGTAATTTCTGGTCTCAGTACTTTTCTACCCCAAACCATCAATCCTCTAACGATGTCAGAGAAAGTTCCAGTGTCTCTTACTGTTTCTACTTTATTCATAGAAGACGCAGCAGAAGTTCCTGAAATGTGTCCGAATAATGCCATAGGAGCATCACCTGCACCAGCAGGAGTTGCACCAGATAAGTCATTAGTTGGTAGGTTGTTTGATTTATACATTTGGAAGCCTCTTAGCAATCCAGATGCAACTAAACCATTTCTAATTGAACCTTGACCAGCATTAAAGTCTACTGATAAAAGTTTAGAAGATGTGTTAGCTAGTTGGTTGTACCATTCAGGTGCAGCCACAAACCATCTTCCATCTTCAGGTGCATTAGCTTCATCTAGTTCTTTAGCAGCTAATGACATTTGATTTAGAGGGTCTACTTCACCAGTACCAAATCCGATATCAATCGGAACTGAAGTTGTTCCCATTCCAGTAGTAACAGTTGCACCAACACCTATTGCTTCTAAGATGTTGCTATCCATAGCATCTCTCAAAGCATAAGCAGCATTGTCTGCAGCTACAGCTTGAAAGTTAACATGAGAGAATCTCTTCTCTAAGTCATCTATTTTGAATGAAAAAGACTTCGCTTGGTCAATAGTAAGAACCAATTCTTGGTCAGTTAAGTCAGTTGAAGTTACAGCTAGACCTCTAGTGTAATCAGCAACTGCGATTTGAGGCTCTTTGATAATGTTTACAGTATCACCGAAAGATGAGATTTCTCCCATATAGTCAGTGTTACAGATTGCTTCTGCTACTGCAGCTTTTCTAAGAGCTATTTGTACTTTTTTCGAATAGATTTCAGGAACAAAAAATGAATTGGCTTGACCTGAAATAGTATCTACAAAGTTATATGTACTACCACTTTGAAAATGTGCCATAGTATTAT